CTATACAACAAGTGGAATTGGGTTAACAAATTTTCAAGTAGAAGTTTCAAAACTATGTGGTGCTGTAGCAGTTTCTGACTATCAAAAAGATTTTACATATCAAGCATTAAACATGTTTGTAGATGCGGGTATCAAAACTAATATACATTTTGTATTTACAAGAATATCTGCAGAGAGATCTATTAAAATATTACAGGGGTTTGATGTGTGGAATAAAAAAGTAGATTTAGAGAGACTCAATGCAGTTATTTTTCTTTTATTTAAACCACAAGGAAGAGGTAAGAATCTTTTGCATTGGATTCCAAAAACAAGTCAAATATTTCGTCTTAGTAATTTACTTCGAGAACCACATTGTAGATTTAAAGTCGGACTTGACAGTTGTATGGTAAACAAGACAAAAAAGTTCGCTAAATTTTCTTCTTTTCAAGAAATGTCAATTGATACTTGTGAGGCTGGAAGGATGTCAACTTATATTACTCCGGACATGAAGTTGGTTCCATGTTCTTTCGCTGATCATGAAAGGTTTGGAATTTCGTTAAAAAATAACTCAATTGAAAATGCTTGGAATAATTCTGTACCCTTCCAGTCATGTAGATATCGATTGAAGTTACATCCAGATATATGTCCTTATGAATACTAAAAAGGAGTGAGTTATGACTAATGAAGAAAAAGAAGTAAGAAAAGTTGTTAGACGTTTCGTGTGTTTCCTGTTTCTTTTTAACGCTCTTTTAGCTATTTGTTTTTCTTCTATGATGAATTTAGTGATAGCTATTTTTCTAGTAGGTGTTTTAATACTGTCTAGAGAACATAAATTGGAGGATAAAAAATGAAGAAATCGTCTAGGGAGAAAAACACTGTAATAGCTATTTGTCCTTCTTGTCAAACTACTCATAAGACAAAACTTAAATATGAATGGAGGGGAAACGGAGTTCCAAGAGTTTATTGTCCTGGATGTAAGAAAGGTGGGAAGAGTAGTAATCGTGGAGTCAGAGTTTTTTCATTGCGATAGTGGTACTAGTATTGATCTAGTACCACTTTTCGAGTGTATTTTTTATATTTTTAGAGGAAAAATTAGTGAAAGTTAAAAGTGATTTTGTAACTAATAGTTCTAGTTCTTCATTTATTGTAAAGTATAGAAAGCCTATCACTACAGCTAAAAAGATGTTAAAAATATTTTTTGAGAACTGGAAAGAAACCTCAGAAGGCGACCCACATCCTCATGAGAAAGAAGTTAAAAAGTGGTTGAAGGACAATCCTAAATTTGAGGGGAATATTATTATTCCATGGACTTGTAATTACGAAACTTTTATCTTTGGAGGAGATTGGATTGATGTCGCTAGAGGACGAAAAGTTCGAGTTGATACATGTAGAAATGAGGATTGGAGTGGTGGAGGACTAGAAATAGAACGCTATGTTGACGAAGACGAATATCTTGACCATGATGATAGAGGTGAGTTGTTTTTGGACTTAACTGATTTTAAAATGAAAACAAGACAAGAATTTGTAAGAGAGAGAAGTATCCTTTTTGAAAAAGAAATAGAAAAGTGGAAAAAAGAAAGAGACAAGAAAAAGAAAAGAGGATCTGAGAAGTGAAAGTAAAAACGAGTTTTGTAACAAACTCAAGTTCTTCAAGTTTTATAGTTGCTTGGGATAAGATAGTAAAAACATTTGACGATGTTAAAGAACATTTAACGTATACTGAACATGCAAGAATAGTTCTTAAAGATATCCTAGATCAAGAGCCAATAGTTTTAAAACAAGGAAATTTTGATTTTGATTTAGATCCAGTACTTAAAGGAATAACTAATCGAGTTATTGAAGAATTAATGTCAGGAACTTTTCAAGAAGATGTGAGTTGGGAAGAATATGATCGCCTTATTAAGACTAGAATGGATATACAACAAGTTAATAAAATATTTGAAAGTAAACGGAGAAGGGGAGCAGAACAAGTCGCTTCAGAATTCGTTAAAAAGAATATAGGTAAAGTACTGTATTTCTTTACTTATTCAGATGAGGATGGAGGGATTTATTCTGATATGGAACATGGAGATATATTTGGAGAACTTTCGAATATTCGAATAAGTCATCATTAGAGACTGAAATGAAAATTAAAACTGATTACGTAACTAACAGTAGTTCAGCAAGTTTTATTATGGTTATTATGTCAACAGATAAAAACTTAGATAGTTTCCAAACGAATTTGAACCGGTACCTTGAGAGGTATTTAGAAACATATAGATATGCTGAGAAACTTCCTACTTTAAGATTTTACAATCCAAGAAAAGTTGAAGAAAAAAGAAAGGGAATGTTTGAAATAACTGAATCTATAAGTATGTTTAATACATATGATGATATACCCCATTATATGCGAGAGTTGATTATAGATTCTAAAGTTCGACCAAAAAGATTGTTGGAACTTTTTGGTTTTAAATCAATCTCATTTAAGATAATAGACACAGGATAAGAAATGAAGATAAAGAATGATTTTGTTACTAATAGTTCGTCAACGAATATGATAGTAGCAATACCGCCATCTTTAACATTTGAACAATGTCTCTCAATAAAAGAACAAACTGGAATAATAGATATTATTGGAGATTATGGTGAGATCTCTATTGAGAAACTTTCTGAAATTTTCTATAAATTAAGAGACACTGGTATGGTTCACGAGTACCCAAATAATAATGAATTTAGTGTACTTCACTCATTATTAAGTGAGATGAATTTAGTTATTATAGAAGATGATGCAGGACCAGATAGAGGATGGATTGTAAATGCTTGGTACGACGAATATCAAGAGAAACTTAATGAAATAAAAAAGAAATATGAAAAAAACCTTTAAAGTCTTTGGAGTAGAGTAGAGGAATATTTTTGATCTATTCCTCTACTCTTTTTTTGTTTACTTGATAAAGAAATTAAGTTCGATCTTCTCAACGACTCTAGTTGGATTTAGAACTATATTAACATGGAATGTTTTACGTTTCTTTTCATAGTCTGTAGCTCCAACTTCAACATTATAATCATACAGACCTCTTTTCTTTTTGATCGCTTCTAAAAACTCAACTATATCGCCAGATACTAGATTCCATGTTATAGCATCATTTTGTTCGAAAATAAAGTATCTACAGTATTCTGATAACGCTCGTTTACAATACAATACAAGTCTTACAATGTTTAAATCTTGTAATGCGCTTGCTTTCGCTTGTGTAGTAAGTTGACCCCAAACAACATGTCCAGGATTGAACTTAACGATTGGGTTCAATTGTTTTAGATACATTGTATCTCTTTGGTCAAGATTCGGATTGAATCTAAGTTCTTTAATTGAATCAATAGCAGCTCTATTAAAACCAGCAGCAGCAAACCAAAGTTCAGATACAGTATCATTTCTTGGAAGTATGTAAGACATATGATAAATCGGTGAAAACCAAACGTCTTTTCCAGTAAATACATCATAAACTTTATTATACTCTTCATAGAGAGCTAGCAAGAAGGTATTATATGTATGGTTATTTAAACGTTGATAAATAGCACCACTACTACTACTTGGTCCACCAACTACTGAATTATCACCATTGTCTAAAATACCTACACAATCTCTCCTTGTTTGAACTAGTGAACTTATACTAGTTTTAACTTCATCTGGATAACCACAATCGAAAACTAGAGTAAAGTAGATATTTTCGTCGTCAAGTACTTGGTCATCTATTACTCCAGCATAACCTTGTGCTAGAATATTTGTTGCTTCATCAGTATCGAGGTCTCCAGTGGCGTCAATAAGAGAACCGTCAGAACCTCGTTTTAGTGGAACTGGTTCGCTAGAAGTAAAAGCAGTTGCTATACTTGTATTAGCTTTCTTAATTACGTAAGTAATTTCGTTTCCTGTTCCAGCTACTGCATCAAATAATGATGTGTCTCCTTTCCAAGATTGTGTTGCTGAATCATAATGTCGTTCGTCAAAAACGTTAATTGTTTCATTATCTCCACCACTATAATCTCCTAACCAACCCCAAACTTTATTTCCTTTTCCATCAGTGGCTATTACTACATAAGTTAGTGTAGCACCAGGAGCTTCAGTAGTTGCCCAATCAGAAAAGTCTTGTTTATTATCAGTAATAGTTGCTGAGCCTACAGTTTCTACTACTGATACAGTTCCAATATTTTTGTCATAGATTCTGGAAACTAAATCATATCCACCAGTATAACTTCCAGAAGTTAAAGTCATATCTGCTCTTAGTACTGAAGAATATGTATTTAGAATATCTACGATAAAGATTGACTCACCTGCATCATCAACCGCTTTAGGATTAAATGAAACTTCGAATGATTCGATAATTACGTCGTCACCATCAGATTGTCTCTCATATATGTCCATAACATAAACATCATTAAGTAACGGATTAGAATGTTCTGTAAATCTAACTCCAATTCCGTTGTAATATTCTCCTCGTCCAATCGGATATAAAAAAGCAATAGGATAGTTTGGAGCTGCGTCAGCAAGATTTGTATTCAAGTCGGCTAATGTATCTATTGCGTCAACATAGGTAATAACTATTGACGCAGTTGCGTCAGCAGCAGCTATTTTTGCATCAATTCTCATATTAGCAAAAGCTGCATCATCTGGGAGACATCTCATAAAATATAGACTTCCAGATTCCCCTAGGAAATTGTATGCGCAGTAAAGACCTTGTCCGTAATTTTTTCCATAATCTTGAATGTTTGGTTCACCAAATTCACTGACTAAGTCAGCTCTAGATCCAATAAGAAGTAGTTCATTATCTCTACCTTTTGTAGTAAGAGCACAAATGAACCCGATAGTACTCGGAACTACTTGGACATATGTTGAGAGGTCAATTATCTTGGTATAGACTCCAGGCGAAATATTTGGCATCTTTGTTTCCTCCCAAATTTAATTTTTCTAAGTTAAAATTCTCTAAAAAATCATATAACCTTTCTGATGGAGTCTATTCTACATTTAAATCCTTTTATGGTTGTTTAGTTTAGAAATATAGATACCAAACAAAAGTAAGTCTCCTTACGTTAGTTTTTAAGATTGTAGGGAACGTAACTCTTGCAAATAAGTGGAATGGTCCAGAAGCACCACATGCGTTAGTTAAATTGGTGAAAAGTCCAGCTTCACTTATTTCCTCATCATTTGCATCNTCTGTATCAATTGTGGTAATAATTTTTGCAATTAACCATTTACCATCATTATGTGAGTCTTGTTCATAAATTACACTTTCGAATGGATGTTTATAATAAGATCCATCATGAAAGTCTCCGCAAGTTGTATCAGTTGCGCTTATTGGAATTTCTTCATATAAATCGGTATCACTGTTTACTGGAGGAATTGGATCAAATGGATCTGCCGGATTTACACCTCCGCTTCCTAATCCAAACCAGCAAAGAAACTCATCTTTATCAGTATCTGCATTTGTATTTTGTATATCAAGTATTTTCTGAGTAATTAACTCTCTCCCATCGTATACAACTAAATTACTTTTTCTAATTAGACGTTTCGATCCGTTCTCACCGACTTCAAAAACTTCTACTAGTCCTTGTGGTTTTCTTATTCCACAAGAAAGGTTTCCTTGTGAGTCAGAGAGACATTGGTCTCCATATTTCTCTTCTACTTGAATTAAAATATTCTCTACTTTTTTTTCCATACTTGGAATTCCTTACTAAGAAAATAGTTATTGATAAACTTTATAGTTTGTTCTAAAATTTAGAACAGATTAGTTCGTACTTACTATATATATTAATTAACAGGAAGGGGCTTTTGAATTATTTTAAAAATATTCTAAAGGGAGGACGTTATTATGATAACTCATCCGTTAAGATTTAAGAAGTTTAGTTTAACTGGTTTATTGAACGTTCTGTATTACCTGGGTGTGATAGTTATTTGTATTAACCTCGTAAGGCTATTTATGTATAGTGGATCAACTATGCAACGGATCGTACATCAAAGTATGATACATGAACTTTTGATACAAATCTTGGCCTTCGCACTCGGCGTTATTATATGTTGGGCTGTACGACATTGGCTGATACGACGGAGGACTCGTTCAATAGAACAGGAGGTTCGATCTGAGTTGGAAGATATAAAGAAAGATGTAGCCGCTCTCAAAAAAGAAACATAGGTGTTTTAAAATTGGTAGTCGTCTAGAATTAGCCCCTCATACGATTTGACGATTGCCAATTTTTTGGTAAAATTTTAGAATGGAGATTATTATGACTTTAATGTTTGTTCCGGAAATGAAAGAAAGATCTGAGAGGGGCGAGGATCCCTTCGATTTAACAATAGAGAAATGGACGAGAATTAGGGAGTTTTCAGAAGGTGTAAAATCTGAAGAAGACTTCGAGATGATGGGAGAAGCAGCAGGTTTGATTGTTCCATTCTGTATTATTCACAAACGTATTTGTAAAGAATGTCCGTTAGTTGAGATATGTGAAAATGGAGAGGGTGAGAAGTTCGAAAGAGTTATGAGAATTATTACTGCCTATTCAGTAGCAGGAAATCTTCTTCCGAGGGAAATATTATTTTCTGAACTTGATTCTTTCATCGTTGAGTTGGAGTTAGTCCGAGCTAAAAATAAAGGTAATATTCATTGAAAATGAAGATGAGGGATGATATATTATAGTATCATCCCTCAATAGTCTCATTACACTTTTTTCTTATTACTCTAAGAATGTTCCACAATTAGAACAGAACTTAGAACTTGACGACGATCTCTTTCCACATGTAGGACATGTAAGTTTAGTTTTCACAGTAACTGGTTCCGAAACTGCAGTAATATTATTACTTTTTGTTCCTCTTAACATAACAGTTATTACTTGAGATGATTCTAATTCTCCTATATGTCCATAAACAAAATCTTGTCTTGTTTCTTCACCTTTTACAGTAATTCCTTCGTCTACTATTGGTTCAGAAGCAAACGACTTAGATTCGTTAAAAGAGTTTACAGAAGCATTGTAGCATCTAAGATCACTAGAACTTCCTATTGTACCATCATTTGTAAGACTGTGAGAATCTCCAACCCAGTGAAATCCCCAGTGTGGACCCCAATAAGGATGATGGTGATGAATTACTGGAGGGTAGTAGTGATGGTCATGAATTATACTTCTGATAATTACTTGTTTTTCAAAAGCAAATTCTACTCTTATAATACCATCGTCGATTCTGTCTCCTCTATGCTCTTGGATCTCTTTTGTTTTTTGTATGAACTTGAATTTATTCCTAACTACCATACCTTCTAGAAATCCAAGTAACTCAAAATTAGAATTTGGTTCCATAATAAGTGACGAACCGTTTAGAACATCTTGTCCATCAACACTAACTTTGATATTTGCTTTTCTAGATTCTAGATTTTTTAGTTGAAGAGAATAATGACTTCCAAAAGGTAGGATAACAACATTGTCCCTCTCTCGAAGGATTTGACCGTTGCATTTCACAACGACTACAAAAGAATTTTTGTACACCATAATGGTTCCTCCCAAGGTCTCGGACTACGACCTTATTTTAGTTTAAAGTCCATTGGTTTATAGTGTAATGAGTAAGTTTATAATATGTTCTAGTTATATATATAAATTAGTAGATAGATAGAAACTGTTTTTTGGGTAGCAAAATGAAATATAATTTTAATAATGACTTCAAGAAATCTTTTTTTAATTTTAGGAAGAGGTATTTAAAAATGTTTGGATTAGAATACATCATGGCTTTTGTGAAAGTAGCATTCCAGGTAGCGTTCGCAATTGTTTCTGCAATTCCATTCCGTATTGCTTGGAATGCTGTGGTCCCTGTATACTTTGCTTCGTATGTTCCAGATCAACTTCATAATATTCCATATTGGCATTTTGTTGGAATTATTTTAGTGTTCTCATTCTTAGGAGAACAGATTGGAAAAATCACTCCGAAATTTATTAGCATGAGTCAATCTACAAAATGAAGATAAGTAATGGTTACGTAAAGTAAATTTTATAGAAATAAAAATAGGAATTCAGGTTCCCATTTTTACGTAGATTTTACGTGATAAAAGCAACAGATCTATATATATTAATTATTGGTAGTAGATATTAGTTTTAAGAATATTCACTTTATGGAGGATATTTAAGATGACAAGAACTATTTATCTTATCGCCAAAAAAGATTTTGGTAGTACTAACATTGGTGACGTAGGAGTTCTGAATATCGCTATGGATTCACTTGTTGTGAGTACGAAGAACGACTCGTTGATTTATACTAATATTGAACATGTTAGAGAAGAGTGGAAACTTTGTATATGACTTACTATTCAAATGGGGGAACTTGACTTCCCCCATTTTTTAGTTGAAATCTATTTTTTGTTAACTTTCGTTATTTCCATTAAAAAGAGGTTTTGTTATTTTTGGTTCAGAAATACTGTGTTTATAATTCTTCCAGTCATCTTTTACTTCTTCAAAGATGTAGAATTTAGCTTCAAAATTCTTTAATAGTCCGTTCTTTCCAATTAGTGCTTCTATAATGTATCCACCAACATGTGGGACGAGACCTTTCCTTTTTAAGTAGTTTGTTTGACCTTCAAAGCAACCACATTGAGTTCCAAATATACTACCAAACATTGCTTGCATTTGTATATGAAGGTGACCTGAGAGAATAAACCTTATAGTTGGTCTTGATTTAACTCCTCTTACTATAGAAGTAAGTTCGTCAAACGCCACTTGTTCAACTCCTTTTTGTAGTCGATATGATATTGAATAAGGAACTCCCCCACTCGGATGCCACATTTTTAAATCAACTCCTGGTAGAATTGGAACGTCTGCTTCATCAAATC